CGTGCATCACAGTGGTTTGCAATCAGTTCGCGTCGAATTGCAACGGGCCAGCGACGTCGCCAGCACTCGTGCACACGATCGAGATTGGCGACTTCGTGATTACGTGCAACGCCAACATCATCACGGCCGGTGATTGTGATTCATGCCCGCAGCAAGAGAGTTTGGCGCTCCGTTGTCTTGGTGGACGCTTTCAATACAGCACCGACGTTGGGTGTCTGAGCGGCTTGTCCGGAGTCAGATTCATGGGCTTTCACGGCAACTCGGCGCAGTACTGCGGCACTGGCGGACCCGTCGAGAATCCGGGCGCTTGTTACCGCAACCTCGATAGCAACATTGCGCAGTTCGGGCCGTTCGCTGTTCGCACTGAGGAAGAGTGCAGCGAACAAGATAAACAGCAGTGCATTGACCCTGTTGCGTCGGGCGCGTTTTTGCCTACGTTCGATGCGTCGTGGGCCGAAAGCTTGCGCGTGTCACTTCAAAGCCCGTGCGGCTCAACCGATTGGTCGGGTCGCCTTTTCCCATTGAGCATCTGCCCCGATGAGTACGACGTCTTGCAAAGTGGTGCACCAGGCTTCTGGAACTACCTGTAGCCACTACAAAGCCAACCGATGCACCAACCCGCTGGCGTTGCCGCTCTACGGCGATCGACCGAGCGCGGGTATCTGCCGGCAGTGCGAGCATTACCGAGGAATCCCGCGCGGGCTCGGCGACGTGATCGAGACCGCAGCACGGTTGCTCGGTATCAAACGAGCCGTAAAGACCGTCGAGCGTGCCACAGGCAAGCAGTGCAACTGCCCTGAACGCCGGCGAGCGCTGAACGAGAAATTCCCCACTTCGGCTAATGGAGGCATTGACGAAACGCCGAAAGAGTCGTAACGTCAATACCTCACCGCGGCAAAGCCGCAGAAAGCCACATCATGGAAGGTAATGAAACGCCGAAAGAACGTCTGAAGGGTCAACCCGTATGGGTCAAACTCAATCAGTACGCGCGTTTGCGTGCGCTGGCCGACAAGGACGGCAAGCCGCTCGCTGCGCACGCTCGCCGTGCCATTGAACTCTACCTGCGCCGCGAAGAGCGGAAGGGCCAAGTAATCGAGGTGCGCGCATGACTTGGGCTCTCTTTGTGCTCGTGTTCGCAGCGCTTGCCGGTGCCATCGATTGGAGGGATTCGAAATGAGCGATCAAGTAGACATCGTTGATAGATTAGACCATTTGAGACTGCTTGATCATCAACTGCCGCTGCGACTTAGAGAAGCTGCTGAGTTTTTACGTTTGCTGGGTCGCTCAGATACACGCATCCTGCATTCCTGCAACACATTTGCGGCTTGTTGTTTAGACGCGGTGGACATCATCGAATCGACAGATGAGGCATGCTTTTACGCGCGAGAAACTATTGAGAAGCTTCGAGTTGAAGTCAATTTGTTGCAAGGTAAGAGGGACAGCAAATGAGCGGCCAAACCACCCAACAACAACGCGACGAGCACTGGCGAGAAGGCAGCGACGTCTACCAGCACACGTACGCGTTCCATCATCGGGTACTGCCGACGGCTCAGCGTACGCCCGATGCCGACGATGAAGCCGATGCGCTCTACTACTACGCTCGGGTAAATGAGGCGACCGATCGCAAACTCGCCGAAGCGCTCCGCCGTGGTGCCGCTCGGATTCGAGCGCTCGAGGCGGCGCTGTTCGCGAAGGCGACACCAACGGAAGGAAAGACCGAGTAATGAAACGGTGCATGGTGCACCGAGCAACGAGGCAACCTATGAGCACAAACATGAAGACCACGAACAAAGACGAAATCATGCGCCAAATCTTGGCGCTTCTGAAGCAACTGGTGGACGATGGAGCGCCGAAGCTCCCCGCGGTCAAGCCCGACCCGAGCGCAGCGCTCGAAGGCGGATGGGGCAAAGCCCTGATCAAAGCCGTGAGCGAGAAGGAGATCGAAACCAAGCGGGGGCTATCCACCAAACTGGCGCTTAAACTCACGTGGACTGAGAACGGCGAAACCAAGGAAGTTTGGGCCTCGACGTTTAACGACGATCTGAGGTCACAAGCCGCGAAGTTTGACAAGGGCGACCGTGTAGAAGTCCAGTTGAAGCAAAGCGGTGAGTTCTTGAACCTCATGGGCATCCGTGAGGCTTGTTAGAGGACTTGCGGCATCCCTGATTGGGAGTTACCGTTCTAAATAGTGCCGAACTTCAGGACGAGGGGCGCACTGCCTGCCGTTGGCGCGGCAGGTTTTTCTTTTTGTGGAGGCAAGCCACAACATGCACGGAAGCAAGCGACCTAGTTACAACTGGGAAATTGAACGTCTACCCGCCGAGATGGTGGAATCCGCACGATGGGTGAACTGGAAAGCCGAGGAAAGAGACGGCAAGTTCACCAAGGTGCCATACGTGCCGGGCTCGAGGCGCAAGGCGTCAAGCACCGACGCGGCGACGTGGGGAACGTTTTGGGAATCGGCCGATTCAAGCACCGAAGGCGACTGCGGCATCGGGTTCGTGCTCGGTGATGGATGGCTAGGCGTCGACTTCGACGATGTCGCCGACGCGACCGAGCCGAACGGAATGGAACCGTGGGTGTGGGATTGGCTCGTGTCGCATGACTGCTACGCCGAGTGGAGCGTAAGCGGAACGGGCATCCACGTGATCGCTCGAGATACGGTGCTACCGGAGTGGTCGGCCAACCGACGCGGCAACCTCGAGGTTTACCAACGAGGTCGGTACTTCACGGTGAGCGGGCGTGCCGTGTTTGTCGATCGCCAGTGCACGCGGATTCAAGACGCCGTAGATGCCCTCTGTAGGGCGCGGCTCGCTCGGGTGACTGTCGAGCCGTCCGAGCCAACGGAAGCCCGTAGGGCGGCGCCTAGCGTCTCGCTTGACGCGTCGGCGGCCGATTGGGCGCTCGTGTGCGCGATGGCGCAGCGCGGGCTACCAGCGTCGGTCATTGAGTCGGCGCTTGCTACCAAGATGCGTGAGGAGGGGAGGTCGGTCAAAGCCGATCGGCCGGACTACGTGCCCAACACGGTGGCTAAGGCGCTCGAGATGGGATCTCGCCGAGTCTCTTTCGAGTCTCGCCAAGTCTCTTCAAATCCTCCCAAACTGCTCGAGTTCAAGCCGTTCGAAAAGCTCGAGTTCCCGAGCGAGATGCGGGAAGAGATCGTCGGCGGGTTGCTGCGACGCGGCGAGGTCTGCAATTGGATTGGCTCGCCCAAGACGGGCAAATCGTGGCTTCTGCATCGGCTCATCATGGGGATGGTTGGTGGCTGTGGCTTCACGTGCAAGTTTCAGAATGACCTATTCGTTAAGCAAGGGCGCGTGTTGCTGGTCGACGTCGAGCTTCACCCCGAGACGCTTGAGAACCGTCTACACAGCATCGCCAACCAAATGAAGGTTAGCGCCGACAAGTGCCGGCAAGGGCTCGACGTTATGACCCTGCGCGGCCAGTGGGCGACCCTGGACGACGTCGAGGCGACCGTGGAGCAACAGCCAGCGGGCACGTGGCAGATGATCGCCTTAGATGCGTTTTATCGGTTCATTCCCGCGGGCATGCGTGAGAACGAGAACGCCGACATGACGCAGATTTACAACCAAATTGACCGCATAGCGGCCAAGGCAAATGCGGCGATTCTCGTGGTGCACCACACGACGAAGGGCACGCAGACCGAGAAAGGCACGATGGACGTGGGCGCCGGCGCGGGCGCGATCGGGCGCGCCACGGACTCACACGTGACGTTCCTACGCCATGCCGATGAGGGTTACATTGTGATGAGCGCTGAGACGCGTTCGTTTAAGCGGCCGAAGGCACGGGTAATCCACGTCGATTGGCCGGACATCGCGTTTGATGACACGAAAGACGCGACCAAGTTGTGGCACCCGAACTGCAAGCCATCGGACGAATAAAGAACCCTGCGCGATCATCTCAAACGCAGGGTTCCGAGGCAAGGCATTAGCAAATTGTGGGAGAGGCTCGTGGCGGCTCTCCTGAGGTCGCCTACCGAGCCTACCCACGTTTCGCGTGAATGTCAATCCCCCCCAGAAGTTGGACTATCCACATTTAGTCCACATTGCTACACTGTGCACATGAACAGCCGAGCGAAGGGGAAACGCGCTGAACTCGAGGCCGCACTACTGCTCACGCAGATGGGGCTGAAGTCTCGCCGCAGTGCTCAGTACTGCGGCTCGAACGGTGACGCCGATTTGGTGCTCGACGCCAACCTACACGTCGAGGTGAAGTTCCAAGAGCAGATGCACCCCTATCGGTGGATGGAACAGGCCATTCGGGACAGCGCCAAGACCAAGCGCAAGCCGATTGTGCTGTGCCGTCGTACCCGTTCGCCATGGCTAGTGATCGTCCAAGCCAGTGACCTAATCGCTGTATGTCAGGAGGTGCTAGATGGCATCGTTCGTGCACAGGTTGCAGATACCCACCATTCCCTTCAAGGAACGGAATCGCAGCGAGAGGCTACGTGAACTGGGTATCAACACAGGCTGGAAGTGGCGCAAGTTCCGCAACCAGTTGCTGGCAGCTTCGCCGTTGTGCGCTCGGTGTGCTCGACTCGGTGAGGTTGTCCACCACGTGGTACCGCGTCACGTGGCGCCTGAGCGCATGTACGACGTCACGAATTGCCAAGTGTTGTGCAACCGATGCCACGATGAGGTCCACGGGATTCGGCGCTGACCTGTGGCCTATTGAAGGCCTCTAATAGAGAATTCGGGGGGGGTAAGCCTCAAAAAAGGCCACCTTCGACGTCCCACCGTCGCTACACGTACAAAAAAACGCATTTAGTCCATGGTCGAACCCGAAGCCACCGTCCGTCAATACGCCGCCGACGTCGTGAGCGGCCGAATCCCAGCCGGCAAGTGGATCTACGCAGCGTGCTCGCGGTTCAACCGCGACCTCGAACGCAGCGACATCGTGCTTGAGTGGAACCGCGTCGCGGACGCGTTCGAGTTTATCGGCGGGCTGTCGCTGGTCGGCGAGGCCGACGGCGAGCCGTTCAAACTGCACCCGTGGCAAGCCTTCATCGTGGCCAACCTCGTCGGCTGGCGCACCGTCGAGGGCCGCCGACGGTTCACGATGGGCATCATTCAGGTCGCCCGTGGCAACGGCAAGACCACGCTCATGGCGGCGCTCGGGTTGTATGACTTTATGAGCGGCAACGGCAAGCGGGTGCACGTGCTCGCGAACAAGGTCGAGCAAGCGCAGATCCTTGTAGACACGGCACGCACGATGGCGCGTCGGCTCGACGATCCGAGCGTGAAGGTCAAGATGAGTGACTTGACGCGGCCCGATGAGGACTGCGAGTTCAACGCATTGACGTCGCGCGAATCCTCGCTTGACGGTCTGAACCCGTCGCTTTGGATCGCCGACGAAGCCGCGGAGTACCGCGGCAGCGTGCTCAACAAACTCATCACCACGGGGATGAAGCGGAAGGAAACGTTGGGCGTCATTATTTCGACGCCGGGCAGCAACACGGAAAGCCACTACGAAACGCTCTGTTCCGGCGCTCGTGCCGTGCTGTCGGGAGAAGCTGAGGACGATGCGACGTTTGCCATGCTTTACGGCATTGACCAGAACGACGACATCGCCGACGAAGCGGCATGGCCGAAAGCCAACCCGGGCATGCAGTACGGGCAACCCGACGCGGCCAGCATCCGCCGGCTGTACAACACGATGAAGCGTGACCCGGGCCAGCGCTCAGAGTTCTGTCGGTATCACTGCGCTCGACTCAACGAGGACGTCGGCGGGTGGCTTGATATGTCGTACTGGCCGCCGGCAACCGTGGTCGATTGGGGCGCTCAACGCAAGCGGCAAGCGTGGGTCGGCATTGACTTGAGCAAGTCGCTTGACATGTCGGCCGTCGTGGTTGCGATCCCGCAAGAGAGCGGCAACATCCTCTTGCGTGGCCACTACTGGTGGCCGAGAGCGAACGTGGCTCAACGCGAACTGGACTACCGCATGCCGATCCGACGCTACGCCGACGAAGGCAAGATCAATCTGACGCCAGGCGCCGAGATCGACCACGAAGCCATCGCACAGAAGATGGCCGAGATCATCGCGGAATTTGACGTGCAACTTGTTGGATATGACCGCTGGGGAGCGTCGTACCTAGCGCAGCGGCTCGCCGAGATAGGTGCGCCGATCCAAGCCTACAGCATGGGGTCAAGCACGTTTGCGCCAGGGTGCCAGTTGTTTCAGAACTTGTGGGTAGGTCGCAAGTTGGTAATCGGCGACGATCCGATCTTGCGCCGAGCGTGCGCCGAAGCCATCCCCCGCACAGGCATGAGCGGCTACGTGCGGCCGGAAAAGCCTCGCGACCACAGCGCCATTGACCCGTTAGTAGCGTCGATCATGGCCGTGCATTGCTGGGGAGGCAAACGCAGCAGTTGTTACGAATCCGAAGTTTAGTCCGAGACATGACGCCCGAAACTTGTCGCAATGCGCAACATGTTGCGCAGTCTGCTACAGCGTTGGTTGGGCCACTGGGGCACGCACGGCGTGATCCTCCCGACGTCGTTTGACGTCGCGGGCATGCCCACCATTACGCCGGGAACGGCGCTGGCGTACACGCCCGTATACCGCGCGGCTTCGCTCATCGCCAACGACGTGGCACGCGTGCCGCTCGACGTGAGCGAGCGCACCGCGAACGCTCTACTTCAGCAACCTAATCGCTGGCAGAACGGGTTCGAGTTCCGTCGAGCGCTCACGATGCAAGCGTTGCTATACGGCAACGCGTTCGCCGTGATCAACCGCACGCTCGGTGGCGAGTTGCTTGAGTTGTTGCCGCTCGACATCGAAAGCGTGTCGCTGGATCTCACGAAGCCTGAGCCCGTCTACAAGACGCGGTTGTACGGCGATGTTCCGATGTCCTCGATGCTGCACCTACGTGCCGTCGGGCTTGACGGCTTGTGGGGTGAGTCGCCTGTACGACTGTGCCGCACCTCGTTGCAGATTCTTGCAGCACAGGAGAACTCGCAACTTGAGGTGATGAAGAACGCCGGCAACCCGAAGTTGGCGTTCGTCCATCCGGGCCCGCTGAGCGAAGGTGCTCGGCAGTCAATCAGCGAGAAGTTCTTGCAGCATCATGCGGGCGCTGAGAACGCGGGCAAGCCGCTCGTGCTTGCCGAAGGTATGCGCGTCGAGCGCATCAGCAGCACGCTTGATGACGCGGGCATTGCGGCGGCTCGACGTTACAGCGTTGAAGACGTTTCGCGCATCTATGGCGTTCCGACGTCGTACCTGAGCGAGCACAGTGCAAACGCCTATGGCTCGATGGAGTGGCTTTCCCGTATGTACGTGGACGCGTGTTTGCAGCACTGGTTCAGCACGTGGGCGGCGGAGATCGTGGCAAAACTAGCGCCGTTCGGCTCGGCGACGTTTGACGCTGACATGATCTCTCGGCCGTCGCTCGCCGAGCAAATGGCTGCGCTGCGCACTGGCGTCGAGTCCGGCGTGATTACGCGCAACGAAGCACGTGAGTACCTGAACCTTGCGCCGCTCGACGGGCTCGATGATCCGATCATTGCCAAGAACATGGGCACGGGCGGCGGCACTACCAACATCGGCGCTGACACCAGCGCGGGGAGCGTCGATGATTTCGCTTGAACGTCGCAGCGTCACCATCGGTGCGCCAGCCGGCCGCACGCTCTCAGGTCTTGCGATCCCGTACGGGAAGTGGTCGCGTGAAATCTCCGAACCGTTCAACCCGCAGTTCCGTGAGCGAATCACCCGCGGCGCATTTGGCGACCTGGCAGGCGCTGACATCAAACTGCTCTTCAACCACAACGCGAGCGCGTTGCTCGCTCGCACGCGTAGCGGCACGCTCACGCTCAACGACACTGCGAGCGGACTTCGGTTCACCGCGGATCTCGCCGAGACAAGCGTTGGCAACGACGTGCGTGCGATGCTCGAGCGCGGCGACTTGAGCGGCGAAATGTCGTTTGGTTTCTACGTCGATCGCGACGAGTGGAACCCGCGACGCACCGAACGCACCGTAACCGCGGCTCGACTCGTCGAGCTCAGCGTTGTTGTCGATGCCGCGTACGGCGACAAGACCTCATCGAGCCTGCGGAGTGTTTCCGCGGCTGCCATTGAAGCCGCGGCGCTGCGGCTCGAGATTCACAAGCACAGGATGAAAGACCATGTCTGAAGAGTTGACCAACCTCGAAAACACCGTTCACGAGTACCGCAAGACCCTCGACCGCTTTGCGGCTCGCACTGGTGCACAGACGCACCACGTTGAGATCCGCGGAAGCGGAGAAGAGCGCGAGAAGATCGCGCGCATCGATGCTGACCTTGACGCCGTCGAGCGCATGACCCAAGACCGCATCGCGCTTCGCGCAGCGCAAGAGCGTTTGAAGGCACTCGAAGAAGAGCGCTTGCAGCCGCAGTTCCGCGGCGTGGTTGCGCGTGCCGACGTCAAGCACGATCTTGCGAGCAGTGAGTACGCAAAGCGTTGGCTGATGGCTGTCGCGCGTGGCGATGCCGCAGAAATGCGCGCACTCTCAACGAGCACCTCGGGCGCTGGCATTCCTACCGACATGGAGCGCCGCATTGTTGAGAAGATGTACCAGGCGAACGTGCTGCGCTCTATCGCCCCCGTGTCCTCGATCGACTCCAAGCGCACGATTACCGTGGAGGGCAGCCTTCCGACGACAGCTCTTGTTGCCGAAGCTGATGCGATCAGTGCGAGTGATCCGGGTTTCGGCACTGCGATTAGCGTGGTGCCGTACAAGTACGTGTGCCGTACGACGATGTCTCAAGAATTCATTGAAGACGCAATCGGTCAAGGCGGCATCGGCAGCGGCCTCGATTGGGTTGCAAGCCGCATCGGCCTTTCGATGGCGCTCAAAATGGAAGAGGCGTACACCATCGGCACCGGATCTAGCCAACCCGAAGGCATTGCGGGTTCAGCTGCGCAAACTGCGCTTTCCGGGCTTTCGCAGGTGACTGACCTTGGTGGCGCCGCCGTCACCACTGTGACCGCCGACAACGTCATTGATACCGTGCACCTTGTTGCGCCGCAGTACCGCAACTCGCCGCGGTTCCGTTGGCTTCTCTCTGACACGTTCGTGCGCGTCGCTCGCAAGTTGAAGAATGCTTACGTGACTTCCGGCGCTACGGAATACATTTGGACGCAAGCCTCATCGAACGCGGGCACGATGGTCGGCGGCGCTCCGGGCTTGCTCTACGGTGTGCCGTACAGCGTCGGTCAATACGTTCGTACGGCTACCTCCAACAACAACATCTTTGCGGTCGTTGGAGATTTCAACTACTTTGAAATCTTCGACCGCACTGGTATGACTTCGCTCATTGACCCGTACAGCGGGGCGGCGAACCACAACGTCAACCTCTACACGTACGCACGGACCGATTCGCACATCATGCTCCCTGCGGCGTTCGCTGCGATCACCTGCTGATTTCAGCAGTTCACGAAGCGCTTTTTCTTACCTTGCTCGCGTTGGGGGGAAACCCCCAGCGCGGGTTTCATGGCTGCGACACCTATACCGATCGACATTCTCAAGACGCGTTTGCGCATTGACGTGGACGCCGATGATGTCATTCTGACGACGCTATGTATCGCAGCCGGCGAAGTGATCGAGCGCGAAACTGGCGTGTCGCTCGCGAGCGAAACGCGTACCGCTAAACTCGACAAGTGGCGTCGCTTCGTGCTGCCAGTTCAGCCAGTGGGGAAGGTCACCGCGGTGACGTACTACAACGGCAGCAACGTGCTCACGACGATGCCAACCGCAGATTGGTACGTCGATGACACTGATAGTCTGACGGCGTTGCAGTTCAAACAGACGCCCGAGATATACGAAGGCACCTATCCGACCGTGACCTATGATGCAGGCTACGTGCAGGTGCCGCACGCGTTGCAGCAAGCAATTGTGGGGCTCGTGGGCGCGTGGTACGCCAACCCCGATGCAACCTCGGTGGCGTCGCTCGCCGAAGTGCCGCTATCGCTCAAGTACATTCTGAACGCGTATAGCGCGCGTGGGGCGCTACGATGATCGGCAGCGGCCGACTACGTTTCCCCGCATCGGTTCTCCAACCGAGCGGCACGACCGACGATCTCGGCCAGCGCAGCGGCACGTTCAACGATCTCACTGCGGCAGCGAACGGCAACCCGCCGTTGTGGGTGGATCTCCGCACCGACTCGGCAGCCGAGCAACAGTACGCCGACGGCGTCGCAACGGTGAGGCGTGCCGAGATTCGATGCCGTTGGAACTCGCTCCAAAAGTGGGGCATTGACGAGACGTTTCGGCTCGT